GGGTCGGCGGCGCCGGCGGGAGCTACAGGCCGACCGCCGCCACGACGCTCTACGCGCACTGGACGGGCAACAGCTACGCGGTCAACTACAACGCCAACGGCGGCACGGGCGCGCCCTCCGCGCAGACGAGGACCCACGGCACGGCGCTCACGCTGTCGACGACGAAGCCCACGCGCATAGGGCACACGTTCCTGGGCTGGGCCACCACGTCGTCGGCCAAGGCGGCGCAGTACGCGCCCGGCGCGTCGTACAACCCCTCGACGGCCGCGGCGACCACGCTCTACGCGGTGTGGAGGTCGAACTACGCCGCGCCGAAGATCACCTCGCTCACGGCGGTGCGCTGCGACTCGCAGGGCGTCGCCGACGACGAGGGCACCTATATGAAGGTGACGGCGAAATGGTCGACCATGCAGAGCATCGACCAGGGCAAGACCGACAACTACGGCACCGTGTCGGGCAAGGCCGTGGCGACCGACGGGAGCCAGACCGTGACGTTCGCGCCGTCCTCTGGCGGCGGCGGGACGGGCGCGTACTCGGGCACTGCGGTCGCGATCGTGGACCTCACCTCGGCGAGCACCGAGCGGAGCTATACCGTCACGGTCACGGTCACGGACCACCAGGGCGGGAAGTCCACGGCGCGCTCCACGGTGCTCTCGTCGGCGAGGTTCGTGCTCGACTTCAAGGCGGGCGGCGAGGGCATGGGCATCGGCGCGGCGGCGCCCGCGAGCGGGCTGGCGGTCGGCTACGACGTGGACTTCCTGGGCCAGCTGAAGGCGGGAGGCACGCGGTGCTACCCGTGCTTCGTCACGTCGGCCATAGCGAGCTACACCCCGCCCGTGGCGCCGTGCCTCGTGCTCGACACGAGCGACTACGGGCTGTACTGGTACACGTCATAGGAAGGGGCGAAAGATGATGAAACTAGCTAGAATCCCCGCGGGGGGGGGGTGTAGCTCATGGGCTACACGCGCCTGAACCGCGGGGAGTACTACGAGGCGGAGTGGACGGCGCAGTCGGCCTCGGCGAGCCTGACGCAGCTCACGGGCGCGCTGACGCTGCCCGCGGGCGTCTACGTCATAGACCTGATGGTGCCGGTGGTGTCGGTCTTGTCGGGCACGCCCACGTTCGGCCTACGCGGGGTGACGAACCACTGGCAGCAGGGCTTCGCGTCGCAGGGCACGATCACGTGGGTGGTGCGGCTGGCATCGGCCACGTCCGTCCACGGGTGCACGGGCACTGGCGCGTCGATGCAGTTCTCGAATCTGGAGCGCGGCTCCCTGAGGGCGGTGCGCGTCGGGTAGCCTCGGGGGGGGGGTGGCCTGAATGACCTACACCAGGCTCAATCCCGAGTACCAACCGAAGGGGAGCTACGCGCCGGCGGGGCACAACCACCTGTCGGAGGCGCAGTGGATGGAGCTCGGCTCCGCATCGTCGGGGATCGCAACGAGGTTCGCCCTGCCCTCCGCATCCGGCACGTACCTGCTCGCGACGACGCACAACTCGACGGCGGGGAGCAACAGCCTGTGGATGGTGAGGCCTGCGGGGAACAAGGCGTTCCTCATGGGCGGCGGCTCGAACATCACCGTCACGGTGTCGGGGGCGAACGTGGACGTGACTTCGACCGGCGGCACCATCATCGTCTACCTGCAGAAGCTCTAGCCGAGGGGGTGGCCGCATGACGTACACGCGGCTGAACCCAAGGGACTGCCTTCCGCTGTCGGGCGGCACCCTGACGGGCACCCTGAAGATTAAGAGCGCGGGGACGCGCGGCACGACCCCATCGGCGAACCAGTACAGGGACTACGAGTTCGTGGATTCCGACAACAAGCGCCTGTCAATAGTCGAATCGGTTATCCAGACGAGCGCGAACGGGGACGCGAACATGCTCAGGCTGCTCGTGCTCGGCCATTACACGTCGGCTGACGATTACGGCGGCATAACCATCAAGAAGACGAACGGCAACACGGGCAACGCCAACATGTACTTCGATGCCAACACGGGCGAGCTGACGGGCTTCAAGATGAGCGCCGACCGAATCACGGACGGTACGCTGCCAGTGGGGCGCGGCGGCACGGGCCAGACGGGCGTAATCAAGTCAACGCTCACGCAGGCGCAGGCGTTCGACAGCGTGACGAGCGGCGTTACCGTGTCCAACGTGTACGTCGCCAAATGGGGCGAGGTCATGACGTTGCAGATAACGTTCAAGTACAACGCGGCGCAGGCGGCCAACGCGTCGCTGACCATCGGCACGCTCAAGAGCGCTTACAGGCCAGCGTACATCGTCGGCGGAGGCTCGCACAATTTCGCGGGTTACATCTCCAACAACGGCGCCGTGACCGTGCGCAACGTCACCGGCTCGTCGCTGTCGGCCAACACCGATAGATGGTTCGGCTTCACGTTCGTCCTGGCGTAGGGGGGCACCGATGGACCCGACAGTGATTGTGGCGGTCATCGGCGGGCTGTTCGTCAAGAGAATCGCATAGCCCCGCGTGACAGGCGCGCTACCTTCTTCCCGTTGGATCCGGGAGAAAGGTCGTTGAAATGGTTCCACTGTGGTTGGACGTCTTCCTGGCGCCGGTGCGGGACTGCTTCCCCGCGCAGGTGGCGATCGTGGCCCTGGTCGTGCTCATCCTGCTCGACTGGGTGTTCGGCGTCGGCAACGCCTGCGCGAAGCACGAGTTCTCGAGCGAGAAGATGAGGCTGGGGATTGGGCACAAGTGCTCCGAGCTCGGTTTCGTCATGGTCGGCATCGTGGCCGACGCCATGTTCTTCGCGGGGCTCGACCTCGGTTTCACGGGGCCGATCCTGACGGCCATCGCGCTGTACCTCTGCATCATGGAGATCGGGTCCCTCCTCGAGACGTTCTCGAAGATCAACCCGGAGCTGGCGTCCTCTCCAGCTTTCAAGCTGCTGGCGTCGGCGCATGTTGTTCACGGGCGCGACGAGGGCGAAGGGGAGGAGGTGTCGTGACATGGTTGTGACGGACGGCTACAGCGGCCTGCCCATCAGGCCGACCGACAACGGGTTGAGGGACGGTGACCACGAGGCCCCGCAGGAGGCCCGACCGCTGACCGACGAGGAGATAGCCGAAATCATCGCTAAGGTCGGTGAGGCCGATGGCGACCGCTAGGCAGTACATCGAGACAGCGGCCCGCTACATCGGCATAAGCGGCACGGACAACGTGTTCAACACGTGGATATGGGGCCAGCACGTCTACAACTCGGACACCTACCCGTGGTGCGCGGCGTTCCAGAGCTACGTGGGCGTCCACGACCTCGGCATGCCGTTCAACCCCTCCGCGTCGGCGTCTGGCGTCGCGTGGCAGGGGACGCGGGTGGCCGACTCCGAGGCCAGGGCTGGGGACTGGGTACTGTTCAACTGGAACGGGAACCAGGACTTCGGATGGGCGCAGCACATCGGCGTCGTCGAGTGGTCAGACATAGACGGCTCGGGACTGTTCGGCACCATAGAGGGCAACACGGGCGGCGGCGAGGGTGCCGTCATGCGCTGCACGAGGAACAACAACGCGGGGTACGCCACGGCGTTCTTCCGCCCGCCTTACGACAACGAGGAGGATGACATGACACCAGAGCAGGCTGCGCAGCTGGAATTCATCTACAAGCACATGTGCTGGGACGAGGACACGCACTACAGCGACATGGGCAATCTTGTGGCGGAGATGCCAGTGAGCTACCCGACGCTGGATGCGAAGGGCAAGAAGAAGGACCACACGGCACCGCTGGCGGCGCGCATCGGCTACATCGACCAGCGCATGCACGCCATCGAGGCCAACCAGGCTGCTATGATGAAGAAGCTCGACGCCATTGCGAAGAAGCTCTAACTAAATTATAAGAGTGGGACACAATCGAGATATTCGCCAGCTGACGTAATTAACCGTTCAACTGGGATTACCTGAAGAAGACCCTGAGCCGGAGAGAACCCGACTCGGGGTCTTTCTCGTACTCGATGCGGTTTATGAGCGTCTTCAGGAACCGGTTGACCTCCTCGGCGCGGCCCTCGTAGCTCTCCAGGTCGGCGATGGCGCGCTTCAGCGACACGGTGAGCTCGCCGTCGGCCCCCGACCTCCTGGCGGCGGCTGCGGCCTCGTCGAGCCTGGCGCGGATCGCGGCCAGGCGCGCGTCCGACAGGCCCTTGCGCTCGGCGAACTCCTCGTCGCTGATGATGCCCTTCTCGACGAGCCGGAACAGCGTCTCGGCCGAGCGCTCCTCGGCCGCCAGGTCGCGCTCGATCTGGTCGGTGGCGGGCGGCCTCTCGCC